GCGTAGCTGTTGCCCGAGCCGGTGACCTCGTAGGCCAGCTTCCCCGAAACCCCGCTGTTGGCCCCGCCCCAGTCCCAGGTCACCCCGTCGAAGCGGTTGGCCTGGGCCTTGCCGCTGATGGTGATGCTGCGGCTGGTGGTGCTTCCGGTTTGCAAATTGAAGTTGGTGAATTGGTTACTGCTGATTTCCGCGTCGGTGCGAGCATCAATTTTGATTTGGATAGTATTAGCAGTCGCAAAGAAGTTGCTGAACACGTTGCCGTTGATGTAATCGTTGGCAATTCCACCGGTGGTCTGGAGCAACAACCCAGTGGCGAATCCCCGGCAGGACACGTTATTCCACCTCGTTTGGGAAATCCACCTCGAGGTAGCTCCACTTCCGCCGGAAAAGAGGCGCAGGCAGGTGCCATTTTGGTTGAAGTTGGAGTTGATGTAGAGCCCGTCTACCGTGAAGGCGTAGCGGTCTCCGGCATCGGTTACCCCCTGCGTATCCACCGCAATGCCGGTGTAGGTGCCTTGATTCGAGGTATCCACCGCACAGCCCCGCAGCCGCAGCCGGCTGGCCTGGATGAACAGCACGGTGGTGGAGGAGGTGCCGGGCTGAAAGGTGGCCCCGGCCATGCACTCGAGGTCAGTGTAGTTGCCGAGGCTGAGCGCGGTGGAAAGCGTGTAGGTTCCGGGGGGAATTACCAACCGAAGTTTAGCACTGCTGGCCGCGTTGACTGCCGCCTGGAGGCTGGAGTAACCGGCGGGATAGACCTGGCCGAGTTGCAGGTATTGCCAGTTGCTCCCGTCGCTCCAGGCCAGGGCCCCCAGCCCCCCGTTGGTGTCGTTGACATAGTAGACCGTGCCTTTGTTCCCCGCCGCCGGGGCGGGCAGGCTGGCGGTCGCCAGGCTGGCGATGCCCCCGCTGGGGGGCACAGCCCACGTCCCATCCGCCCGCAGGAAATTGCTTGTGCCCCCGCCAGAGGCGGGGACGAGTCCCTTTAAAGTGCTGGTGAACGGGTTGAGCAGCGCGGTGAGCTGCGCCTGTGTGCAGTCTATAGGAGTGGCGCCCGCGCCACTGTTGTTGCACTTGACGCTCAGCGCGGGCATATTGGCTAATTTGGAGTTGGTGACGGCTCCGTCGCGGATTTGGTTGGTGCCGATGGTGGTGCTCTGGGTCAGTCCTAAACCCAGAGCCACCAGCAAAATAGCCAGTAGATAGCGCATATTATTTGAGGTAGGTGACCCGGATGCGGTCTCCGGTAACAGGGGCTGTCACGAAGGTGATGTTGGCCCCACTGATGGTGTAGTCGTTCCCTGCGCCGGGCTCTTGCAACACCCCGTTGAGATACACCTGTTCGGACCCCGCCACAGGCGTATTCGCTAAAGCAAATGCGGTGTTAGAGCCGTTGACTGATCCCGACGGGGTTTCGCGCACTACAATATCGGCCTTGCGCTGGATAATGCTGGCATCAATCCCTACCCCGCCCCCGCTGACCGTGATGCCCGAGCCGCTCGCCGGGACCACCGAGAACACATTGGTGACCAGCTGTAGGCCGTTGCCAGCGGTATAGGTGCCGCCGGTAGTCTCCTGGCTAAACGTCAGCGCAGTGGTTCCCAGGGTAATCGGCCCATCCGTAATGAGGTTCCAGCGCGAGTTGCCCAGCGTTGTGCCCTCAGATACGAACACCGCCAGACCCGGCTGCACCTCGCTGGAGTTGTCGGCATCCACGGTTCGAGTCAGCGCCGAGGTTGAACCGTTGAAAACGTACAAACCGTTCTCGGCCTGGGCGGTCTGGCTGGGCAAAAACAGAATATCGCCGTTAGCCAGCGTGACCCCATCGAAGGTTGCCGTGCCCGGGTTGGAAACGTTGACGTTGCCGGTGGCCGCAGCCCGGGCCACGCGGCGATAAATCACATTGCGGATGGCCTGTTTGACCTGGCCCCACGATGCGTAATCGCTATCCGCCACGGCATCGCCGACGTTCGTCAGGCGGAAGCCGCCTAAACTTTGGCTGGCCGTGAAGGGGTTTGCGCCGTTGGCCTTGATAAAGGTGCTGGAGAGCTTGGCATCGGTAACGGACGCGTCTTTGACTTGTCTACTGGCATCAATCTGGGTATTGGGCATTTTATCCTCCTATAGGGTGTAGCGAAACAGCACCACGTCGCCAGGGAGCAGCGTGGCATCTATGACCAGCTCGAGGCCCTCAACGTGCCACAACGTCTCGAGCAAGCCATTCAAGAACAGCAGGCCGCTATTGGCGGCAGGGACTCCCACCAGCGGATAGCGAATTTGGGGGACGGCCCCGATGGTCGCCAAAATCTGGTAGAAGATGGCCCCCCCGCTGCCGCTCACCCCATCCCGCCCCGGCACCCCGGCCACCAGCACCAGCGAGGTTTGCTCGTCTATGGCGATGAGGTCGAAGCGCTCGAGGGTTTCGACAAGCTCCATAAACTACCTGCTCACGTCGTTGCTAACCGATAGGCTGGCCCGCAATGGGGTGAAATCCCCGGCAGCCAGCGCAAAGGCCAAATCCCCCACCAGGCCGCTTTTGCCCAACATGGCCTCCCGCTGAGCAACGGTGGGGGCGATGTCCACTCGAGTCCAGGTGCCCTGGTAGGTGTGCGGCTTGCCGTCGGGCCGTGGGGGGACTGAGGTCACGGGTACACTAACCACGGCCAGGCCGTTGTTGGGCTGTAATAGCACCACGGGGCTATCGGTCACATCGCGCACCTGCATCCGGGGCGGGGTGGCGCTCAGGTCGCGGGCGATATAAAACGTAAATGCCGATGCTTCACCCCGATAAAACCGCAGTTCTACCGAGACTGGGGCATCAGAAAACCGAATCAAGGCACCACCGACGCTCGGATTTTGCCAGTTGTAAACACCCGCACCGTTACCGGAGCCCGGCAGACGATGGCCCGCTTAGGCCCCGCCAGCACCGGGCGGTAGTCACAGGCTGAGTAGGGTTGCCAACTGGTGATATCGGCTCCTGCTCCAACCACCAACACGCCCTCGAGGCCGGTGCTGACCTCGTAGCCCCCTTCAACTGGGGCAATGCTAGGGCTGGGGTCGCCTACCAGCACCGCGCAACTCGATAGCGCCACCATCGCGGCCAACAACAGCGCTTTCAATGCCCACCCCCTAGGAGCTGCTCGAGGCGGGTCTCCAGCTCGGCCCACAGCGCATCCAGTTCGGCGGCCCGCTGCACCGGGTCGGCGAAGCGGTGGTATAGCTCGGCCAGCCGGGGAGCATAGGCCAGCAACCAGGTCACCGGCAGACCCGGAAAGCGGGCCTTGAGCAGGTCGAGGGCCATATCCAGCAAGGCCTGGGGTAGCATTAGCCCACCTGCTTGGTAGCCACAACCCGCCCGTACAGTCCGAATGCGGCCAGCACCACGAAGACCCAATCCGGGATGTTGGGGAGTTGGTCATTGAGGGATGCGTCTATTTGGCCGTAGGCCCCCAGCAATGCCGTCAGCACCGCCGCCCATATAGTTTTGCTTTGCCACCAGGGTTTTTTGTCGTTCATACCGCTCCTTTGGCCAAGACCACCTGGGCCTTGGCTAACCAGGCCGCCCGGAGGTTGAGGCCAATCAAGCCGCCGTTGACCCCCCGGGTGACCATCTCGAGGCTGTTGCGGTCGGCCCACCACGACAGCGACAGCCCCATGTAGCGTGCCCGCGCCCAGTAGTCGCAGGCGCTGATAGCCGCCCAGCGCGGCTCGAGCAGCCGCTCGGGGAAGCTGATGAGGTCGGGAGCACCCTCAAACCGCGCATTGAGGCTGAGGGTGGCCCCGACGTAGTTATTGCGCCCGGTCAGCTGGATTAGCCCCCGCCCCCGGTAACGCCAACCGTCGCCGCTTTCGGGGCCGCCGTTGCCCATGCGGTTGGCGTATACCAGGTTGGCGAGTTTCTCCGGCGCAAAGGCATAGGGCTCGGCGGCCGCTATGGTGGGGAAGCGGCCAGGCCAGACCTGGGTTAGGCGCAGCGGGGAATAGCTGAGGGATTCCTCGAGGTGGCTGAATCCGCCAGTCTCGGCCAGCGCCTGGGCCAAAAAGTGGGCTTGACGGCGGGCATTAATCAGGCCATAGGTGCGGAAGCCCTCGAGCAGGTGCGGGTAGTACAGGGCAGCTTTCTCGGCCCCAACCAGTTCGGCCAGGTCAGCTTCTTCGAATTGATTGGGGTGGCGCAACGTAAAACCCCTCCGGCGGTAGCCTGGCTACCAATCCCCGGAGGGGCGTTTCAGGATTAGTGTACCAGCACTGAGGCTTTCCAGGTAGCCGGAGCGGGGTCAACCGCGGCTGCAGTGGAGTTGTACAGGCGCACCGTGACCGTATCGGCGGCTGTGACCAGGCCGAAGGCCAGCAGGCCCGCCTCGAGACTGGCCGGTGCGCCCAGCAGCACCTCAGAGCCAGGTTGGGCTCCGGCTATAGCCATGGTCAGGGTGGCGATGCCCCCGGCGGGGATGCTGGGAAAATCCAGGGGGGCCGAGCCCTCGAGCACCTTTCGCAGTTTGGGTCCAGGAGTTTCAACCTCGTCCAGCGTGACCCCGCCAGGTACCCGGGTCAGTTTCGCCACCGGGACCGCGTTGGTGGGTACGTCGGGCAGGGTCGCCCCCTGGGCGAAGGCCAGTTTGCCCAGCCGCAAATAGGTGGTGTGGGTCAGGGTTTGGCTGGTGTCAGGATCAATGATCACGGTATCCTGGGGGATTGGCGCGGCCTGCAGGTAGGCCCGAATCCGGTTGTTCTCCGGTACCGAGAACAGGTCCAGGGTCTGCCCGCCGGAGGCCAGGGCTGCCGAGCCGTCCAGGGTGATCCCCAGCCGCGCGCTCACCGAGAGCACCGTCCCCGAAACGCTCACTGTCCCCGCCGCCATCACGCCCCCGGCGCTGAAAACCGCCAGGGCCAGGTTTTCCAACCCTTCGGCCAGGGCCCCCAGCGGGCTGTCGAGGTGGACCTCGAGGATGCGCCGCCGGCCCCCGCTGTTCGCGGGCTGGGCCGTCAAGAGCTTGTACCAGGGATTAATCATAAATCCTCCTAAACTTCGTGGGGATCGGCGATGGCCGCGGCCCAGGCTGCGTAGACCGCGCTCGAGGGCTCAGCCTCCGCGTAGCACCACACGATCGCGTCGCTATCGGCGGTCACCAGCGCGTTGTTCAGGGCCTGGTTCATGCTGGTGGGATCTACTGGCAGCGGGCCGGTGCCGGTGGTGATGCTCACGCTGGCCCCGGTGGCGACCCAGTCGGTGTAGTTGCCGGCCAGAGCCGGAGGCAGGATCAGCGGGTCGGAGATGATCTGCCCGAGCTGGCGCATGTAGGTCAACGTGCGGACGAAATGGGCGTGGGTGCGGAGCTGGTAGACCTCGACGCCATTGATGGCCCAGCGCCGGGGTTTGATCCCAATGCCGCCCGCGATGAACTGGCCCTGGAAGGCAGCCTGGGCACGGAAGCCCCCGCCGGTCTGAGCGGCGACCGGGTCGGGGGTCCACCCGGGGATGCTGACTTGCCCGACCACTTCCGGGGGGATGCCGGTGATCCCGTTGTAAAGCCCGTGCAGCCACAACCAGCGCAAACTGATAGAGACCGGGTGGACTGCGGTTGCGAACTGACTGCCCCGCTGGGCGGCTTTGCTGGCGTCGCCGTAGTGCCCCCAGTCGCTGACGTTGCCCTCAGGGTCAACCGCCGCCATCACGTTCACGCCTTTGGATTTGGCCTCCTCGAGGGCCGCCGCCCACACCGCGCCGTTGGCGCATATCCGGCCCCAGGCGGCGTCGTCGAAGAGGAACGAGGGCGGCGGGGCCTGCTTGTGCAAAATCACGATGATTCCCCGCCCCGGCAGGGCCGCTTGCAGCTGGACCAGCTCGTTCACAATTTGGCTTTTGGAGCGGATCGAGTTTCCTAGCAGCAGGCTCCAGCTCTCGTCAGTGTTGACGATGAAGGAGTTGAAGGGCAAATTTTGATAGTAGCTCGGGTTGGAAAATACGTCCTGCGGGCTGAGGTTCTGGGTGCCCATCCAGTGGAAGGCGGTGGGCGGGAAGCCGCTGGGTAAAGTGGGCCCGCCGCCGCCGCTACCGCCGCCGGGCGAGCCGCCCACCCCGCCGCCAGAGTTCGCGGCAAAAACTCCGCCGGTGTAGTAGGCTTGGCCGTACGTGCTGATCCCCACCCAACTGCTGCCCCCCTGCCCGGCCAGCAAGCTCTCGGTCACCCGGAAGCGGGCGGTGAGGCTGAGGGCGCTCCCGCCGCTCTCGTGGGTCTCGGAGTAGTCCAAACTCTCGAGGATTCCCTTTCGGGTCCCGCCGCTCGGAGCGGGCAGAATGAACTCCCTGCCGATGTCTTCCATCCCCACCCGAAACGGCGGGGCGATCTGGGCCACCACGATCTGGGCCGGGTTGAGCCGCTCCAAGACCTTGGCTCGAGCGATTCGAGCCAATAACGCATCATCCGGGATAGAGAGCAGCCCGGTGTCAAAGCTTTCCTCCCGCGGGCCGAACGCGGCCCGGCTCTCCACCACGCCCGGGAGGTCGATATCATTTTCGGTATAGCGCCCGATGTAGGTACGGCTGGATTTTTGCAGCTTGCGCCCGCTGCCGTTCAGTTGCACCCAGATGCCGTGGACCCAGATGCCGGTGGCGAGCGGCGGGGGAATTTTTTGATCGGCCAGCCAGACCTGGGCCCGCAGGAATATCCCGTCGCCGGCCCACTGGCCCCAGAGCCACATCTTGGCCTGCTGCGGGCTGAAATTATCCGTTCCCGGGGCGGTGAACACGGTGATGCCCAGCAGGTGCTCCTGATTGTCCAGTGGCAAGGTGCCCCTGCCGGGGTTGTCATAGGGGCCGATATCGCCGGTCTGCCACTGCGAGAGCCAGTCCTTGACGTTCCAGCGCACCTCAATGGAGTCCCCGGTCAGGAGGATGTTTTCCTGCAGCGGCCACTTCGAGGGCGAGTAGGTGATCAGGGTGCCGCTGTTGTTCAGGTCCAGGATCGGCGGCTGGGCGTAGCCCCCGCTCGCGGTGGTGGGCCCCAGGGGTTTGTAGTCCAGGGTCAGGTCGGCGGGCTTGGGCCCCCAGGGCACGAAGTTGTTCAGGGCCTGGATGCGGCCCCACAAGGCAAATCCTGACGGAACCATCACATCGGGCAAGGTGGCTTTGTAGCGGTAGCTGACTTTGATGGTGGCGCTGGCCCCGATCCCGCCGGAGGGCAGCCGCTGGATTTCGCTATGCCCGGTTGAGCCGGGGTTGTAAAACAGATAGTCCACCCCCGCTTGGTAGGTCACCGTCCCCGAAACATCCTTGACCGTGATGGTGGTGCCCGGGGAAACCTCGTGGTTCATCACGATGGCCCCGCCGGGGCCGGTGCCGGGATAGGTGTAGGGTTCGTCCACCACCTCTACCTCGCCGGAGGGGAACTCCAGCCCCTGGCTGGTCACAACGGCCAGGTTGCGAATGCTTTCGGTGTCCGTGCCTTCGGCAATTTGCAAAAAGTCGTCCTGGGTCAGGGTCACCCGAGGCGAAGCGTCTAACCAAGGCGGGGGCACTACCCGCAGCTTGCCGGTGGCCGCAGCCTGGAACGTGTACCCCTCAAAGACTTTGAAGTAGTCCTCGAGCCACTGCCGCATGGTTTTGCGGCTGGTCACCCGCCCATCGCCATCCTGAGCGTTGAGCAGGATTAGCCCCGGGAACATCGGCATCTGGGTATCGCCGGAGAGGTAGAACTCGGGCAGCTCGTCCCATTGCAGCCAGGTATATTTGGCGGCCCAGTGGGTCAGGATGGTTTCCAACGCCTGTTTGCCGGTGAACGGCCCTTGAGCTACGAAATCGTCTGGGCGTTCTCTGGCCATCCGGGCCAGGATGGTCTCCCCGGTATAGGTCAGGAGCCCGTTATCCTCTGAGATGGATTTGACGTAATAGCTCAGCGCCGGGGTGGCCGGGTCCAGGGCGTGGCCGATGACTTGGGCGCTGCCGGCCTCGAGGCGTACGTCCGGGGTCACCGTGAGCGAGAGGGCGTAGTCGGCGAACTGAATGGCTCCGCTGCGGCCCACGTTCGAGGCTTGTTTGGAAATGGTCAGACGAACGCGGTCCTGGTAGCTGGGTGCGGGCGGGGGAAGCGCAGTCCACTCCAATTCGCGCAGGGTGAGCGATCTCGAGGTCAGAATAGGAACCAGGACTCGATTTGGCCCCGTTGGGATCAAATCCAGGGCCCTGCCGCTGGGGTATACCGTGACCAGCAGAGTGCTCCTCGCCTGGGCCTCGTCGCTGCCAGGCGGGGAGAACAACCCGATATACGTGTTATAGGGGTCGTTGGTCCAGTACGGCATCGCCGCGGTATACGCGAGGTCGTTGAAATATAGCGATGCGGCCTCAAGGCCGCGATTTAAATACGCGAGCGGAGTATCTGGACCGTGTGCGGTCATGCCGCTGAGCAATGTGCTATTCGCGCTGGGTAACAGGCTCAGGGTGCCGCCGACGTACTCCCAATATAGCTCGGCAATCGTATCCGTGCCGGTCAGCCCTACGCCAAGCCCAAATGCTGCCGCCCCGCCGTAGCCGCCGGGGATTACCTGCGCGTAATCCGGGATAATCCACAACGGGGCCAGCGTTCCGCTCTCGAGCATCCTGCCCTGCGCCGACAGGCTATACCCATAGCCTCCGCTCGCAGCCACCGCGACCACAAACCCCCAGGTCGCGCTCGCACCGCCGCCGGTTCGCCCCTGCACGGCCAGGCCAAAAAATCCAGTGTTATCTGTGGCCACCACATTGACGCCGATTTCGCGAGCCAAGACCGTTTCGACGACACTGAGATCACTGGGTTTGGTCACGGCGATCGGAGTCCCGGTGAGCTGTAGCGGGGAGGGCAAGCCGGGCGTGTCGTAGGTTTGCAACAGCAGTTGCACGTAGATGTTGCTCGAGGTGGCGTACACCACAGCCCGCTCCCAGGCCAGCGGGCCGTTGCGGTCTACGGTAACCAAGGCAACGCTGCTCAGCAAATCCGAGGCAGATACCCCCCCAGGCAGCGGCAGGATGCGCTCTTCGGATTGAGCATCGTTTTGGCGCTTCCAGGCGTAGTCATGCAGCCCGTTGTATCGGAGTCCCCAGCTCTCGACGATAAATCCTACTTCCGTCCCCCCAGCATCGCGGCTGCCCGGCCCCACCACCAAGGTCACGCCGGTGACCGCTTGCAGAGGATAGACCCAAAGGGGGCTTTCGACTGCATCGACCAATGCTGCCCGCGCGAAACGGCTGGCGGCATATAGTGTCTGAGCCGCACTGCACGACCAGCCGCTAGGGGTGTGATACACCCACTGAGCCCCCAGCCCCCCCTCAGGCGACCAGAAGATTCGAGCTAACAGGCGGTCCAGGTCGTCGAAATAGAGGCTGCCTGGGGTCACCGTAATCCAGCGCTCGGGCCGGGTCGGATCGCTAGGGGCCAGCAGAGTGGCGTCCGTGCGCCCGTCGGTGATGTCGCTGGGCGGAAGGGTCAGGTCCGGCCCCACTAGATTAGGGTCAATTGCCGGGCCAATCGAGTGGCGGCCAGATGGATCGAGTGGCATTAGCTCAGGCTCCCCCCGCCCCACAAAAAGGCCACGCTGCAGGCGTACAGCACTACGTTGAAGGTGCGGCTGCTGCGGTCGTAGCCCCCCGTGGGCAAGGCCAGCACGCCCCGAGCCGCGTGGGCGATGGTCCCTCCGTCAAACGGCTCAGCCTCCCCCCAGGTCAGGTCTACCAACACTCCGGGGGGGCTGACGATGGCGTATTGCTTGTTCAGGAGGGTCCGACCGGTGAGGATTTTTTCGGCAGGCTGGGAGAGCACCGGCTTCAGCAGGGCCTGGAGGTCGGTGCTCGGCCAGGGGTCCTTGAAAACGAAGCTGATGCTGCTACTCCCCTGGAATTGCACACTCTCCGGCATCGGCAGGGTCACCGCGGACCCTGCCGGAGCGACCGGGGTGACCGTGATTGGGGTGTATAGGCTCATAGTCAAGCTGCTCCTGCGGCCCGGCGCGTGGCGATACTCATGCCGTGGCTCCAGCTCCGGCGGGGCGCAGCCGCCGCTCGAACTCCTCGAGGATCGAGAACACGTAGTCTCTCAGTTGTGCCCGGAAGTTCGGATCGGCCAAGCTGCCCACATAGGGCACGTTGAGGGTCAAATTACTCTCATAGGTGATGCTGCTGGCCCCCCCGGTACTGGGGCGGCTGCTTTCGGCGGCCTGCTGGCTCGCACTCTTCCCCCCGCTGCCCAATAGCAGGCTGCCCAGCAGTAGTCCCCCGCCCACGATCAGACCCAGCGGGCCCAAGGAAAGCGCTCCGGTAGCGCCTTTTTCAAACAGGCTACCGGCTACCGCTTTACCCAATTCCTGAGCAATGGGACCGATAATGCCCTGAATCATTTGGTCGAGGAAGAAGCTGCTGGCATCGCCAAGGGCCTTTTTCAGCGCACCGCCCACATCAGTAGCGCCACCAATCAAATCTTTGATAAACGTGCCCGCGATGGAGGTCATGCGGTTTCCAAGCTGTTTTTCTACGTTGGAAAAATCAACCGAGGGCGGGGCGGAAATGACCGGGTTGCCGGGGTCGCGCTCACCGGCACGGTATTGTTGTTGAGCCTGCGAAGGCGCATTGTACGCAGGCAATGCATTGGGCATGCTTGTCCCCACAATAGCAATCTGCCGCAGCAAATCCAGGGTTTGCTGCAGGCGGGCTACCGCGGGGTCATCCGGCGGCAGTGCGGCCAGTTTGGCCTCGAGTTCGTCGAACAGGGCAAACATCTGGGTGTTGACCTCGTTGGCAAAGGCTTCCAGCTCGAGCGGGTCGGTAGGCGCGTTGTTCAGAGCTACTATCAGCGAGTTGACCTTGCCCTCGAGTTCGCCTACATCGTCCCCAGCCGCTTTAAGGTCCTCCGGCAACTTGCCCAGGACGGTATTATCCGGCCCTTTGACGGCAGTTTTGCCCAGGCCGATAATGTCGTTCAGGCGAGTAAACAGGGCATCGGCAGCTTTGTTGGCTGCATCGAACAAGGTAAAGTCACCGTTGGAAGCGGCAATAGCAGCGTATTTATCGAGCTGCGCAATGATGGCCTCGGCCTGGGCTCTAAATTCCGCACTGGTGGTTTCACCGGTTTTGAGCTGCAAAACCAGCTTGTCGAAATTGTTGATGTAGTCCTGCACCGGAGCCTGGTCGCTAAACACTCCGCTGGCCGCGTTGCTCATCTGCACGAACTCGGTAGTGGCCTGCCCCAGCAGTTCGCGCAGGTGGCCCACGTCCTGACCGTACAGCTCGAGTAGGTCTATGGCTTGAGAGGTTTTGTCCAGGTCGGCCTGGGTAAACAGCTTTGGGTTTTCGGCAAAGCTGGCTGCAACCTGGCGAGCATCGAACAACTGCTGCTGCAAAGTTTTATCCGAGGCCAAAATGTTGGCCTCTCGGTTTTTGGCCGATTCCGCCCCAAATTGCTTCTGGAAGGTGTATAACTCGTCCAGCTTGGTCAGTATGCGCTGGTAGGCCGCTTCGCCGGTCAGGCCCAAGTTTTCGTAAAAGGCTTTGAGGGCCTCAAGACCCTCCACATCGTTGGTGGTGTCCACTAGCTTGGCTTTGTCGTCAAGGGCCTTCTGGAAACTGGCGGCCTGAGCGCTTGCTACATCCCGTGCCCGCTCAAAATCGGTCTGCACAGCTTGGGCTTTTTGCCTATCCAGTTCGTCCTGATATTGTTTTTCGGCTTCGTAGGCTAGTTTGTAGGATTCGGTTTTCTGCTCGGCTACCCACCGGGCCTGGTCTACCTCGGATTGGGCTGCTTTGGCCCTGGCTTCCTGGTCGAGCTTGTCCTGCTTTTCCCGCGCAGCCTGTACCGCCTTCAAGCCTTCGGCCACCGCAAGCTGTTGGTCGGTGCTGCGGGCGGATTTACCCAGGGTTTGGAAGCGGCCCTCGAGCGTGGAGAGTTCAGCCTGATATTTCTCCAGAGGCACCTGCCCCAAGGTAAAGCGCGTCTCGAGCAGGCGTAAGTTTTTGTCCAGCTCCTGAGCCTGCTCGAGGATGGGGTCTTTAGGGGTGCGGGAACGGCCAGAGGGATTGCCTCGGCCTACAGTAAATGCGCTGGGGTCAGCGGTGGATGTGGGTTTGTTGGGAGTTGTGGCAACGGCTTGGCTGCTTTCGGCGGCCTGACGTTTGAGCCCATCTAAGATTTTTTGATCGGCAGCAATAGCCTGCTCGAGGTTCGCGATTTCCTTTTTGGTGGCGTCAATTTGTAAATTAGCGGCTAGCGTTACCGCTGGTACTGCGGTCGCGGTAGACAATTTTTCTCGAGCCAAGTCGAGTTTTTTCTGGTTGTCCGCAATACGAGTCAAAGCTACATCGGCTTTGTCAGCATCGGTGTAGAGGGCCTCGAGGGCATCTTTTGCTCCGGGTTTAAACGTAGGTTTTCCAATGTTATCAATTGCGCTTGCTAAGCGCTCGAGCAAAGGAGCAGCATCCTGGATTAGCCGGATAAATGGCGGCAGGATGTTGGTATATAGATCGAGCAGAACCGGCTTGAGCTGTTCGCCCAGCGCCCGCTTGGCGTTGGCTATTTGCCGGTCAAAATCGGCCCCGGAGATGATGCCTTTATTGAGCGAGTCTGCGTATTGTTGAGCATATCCAGCCGAATTTTGCAGTTCAATCGAAAAATCTTTGGTGGCCTGTTGAGCTTTTCCTAGCGCCTGTGCGGCGTTGTTTCCGTACGTACCTAGCCCATACGACAGCAGTTGTACTCCTCTACCGCCGCTTTCGGCGACACGCTGGATATTAGCCAGTATTTCCGGAAAAGGTCGCAAGGTGCCGTCGGCTTTTATCAGCGTCAGCCCCAGCTCGTCAAACGCTTTCTTGACGTTCTGCGGAGGCGTAATTAACTGTTGCAACACCGTGCGTAGCGCAGTAGCGGCCTCGGCTGCAGGCAAACCCGTGTTTTTGAGCTGAGCGATGGCTGAAACGGTTTCCTCGAGGCTCAAGCCCGCGTTTTTGGCAAACGACCCGATGGGTGCGATGGCCTCCACCAGGTCGGTGATGCCCAGCTTAGACTGCGCCGCCCCTTTTGCCAGCACATCTACCACTCGAGCCACGTCGCCAGTCTGAATACCAAATCCCGCCATTACATCTGATACTTGTTTGGAAACTCCTCCCAGGTCAGCATATTGCCCAGTGAGGTCGTTGATTTCGCTTTTGGCGAGGTTGGCCGATTTGCTGACAATGTTGAGCGCGGTGCTAGCGTCATAACCAGCCTTGATTAGCTCGGCTACCCCGCGAGAAACCTCGACCTCACTAAAAACCCGGCTCTCGTCGGAAATGCTTTTGATACCGGCTTTGATTTTATCTAGCGATTCGTTGGTGTTGGTAGCGATGGTGTTCAAATTGATTTGATAGCTGCGAAACTCGCGGTTAGAGTCACTCACGAATTGCTGCGTAGCCGATATTGCGCTCTGGAATGCGGTTTGCAGGGCCTGGCCTAGAAACGTGCCCAGTGTTTGGATACCCAGCGAGCGGATAAAGTCATCGCCAAAACCTGAGGCGCTCTGTTTGGCCTTGGCGGTAAACGCTTTGCCAAACTCTTCCCCCCCCACCGCCCCGCCGGATTTGGCCTTGGCCTCGGCCTTAGCGAATAACTCGTTCAGTGCGGACAGGAACTGATCCTCGGAGTCGAACCCGAGTTTCCAGGTCAAGTCGCCCAGGCTAAGCTGCTCAGCCATAAAGTTTTACCGGCGTGTTGGGCAGTTCCTCGAGCAGCTCGGACCAGCTTTTACCTTCGAGGCTGCCCAGGCGATATAATCCGGTAGCGCTAACCCCGATTTTTTGTCCGTTGGACAATATGAACACGAATACCCCGGCCTCCTCGAGGTATTCGGCTTCTACGCTTTGGATTGGCTCAGCCATTCATAAACCCCTTGGCCAGTTGCACTAACGGTATCCACCAGAACTCGCCGGATTGATGCTCGAGGTCATGCAGCGCAGCTTTTTGGGCCAGCGCCAGGTCGAAGGCCAGGGCGGTGCGGGTGCTCGCAATGCCCAGCAAGGCGCTAGGCCGTGTTCCGTATCGCCGCGCCGCCTGGTCGAGCAGCATGGCCGAGGAGTCGTTCTCGAAAAAACTGGGCCAGCGCCTGGTCAACGCCGTTCAAGGCCGCAATGACCCTCACCGCCTCCACCGCCTCAGGGATAGTCAGGCGCTCCAGGCGCAGCTCGTCGGGTTTGAGAGCACAGGCCACAATCCAGGTTTGGGCGGTTAGGCGGATTTTACCCAGCAGCTCGGGGTCATCGCTATTGCCCGACTGCTTACCGGCAATGTAGGTCAGCAGAAACGCGGGCAATTCGCCTAGCGCAGCGACCCACTGCGATTCGGTCAGGGCTCGCAGCGCTACCGGCTCGCCACCTACCTGTACCGTCCACGGCTTTTGTGCCCCCGACAAACCGGGGGTAGGTTGTAGGGCCGCCAAGCGCACCTCGAGGTCAGCCACCTGGCGGCGTAAGGTTTCCAGTTCAATCTGGGTTTTAGAGGCCATTGCAACTAACCCTCGAGGAACACTGAGACGATTTTGTTTTTGGTGGAGTCGTATAGTCCGTCTATCTTGAGCGGTATGCTCATGCCCTGGTCGTTCCCAGCGTTGACGGTGATGTTGCCGTTGACGGTGATATTAGCCCGGTACAGCAGCGCAATCAATTTGCGTCCGTCGGTATATTCTTCCTCGACTTTGAACATCCGCTCGACGATGGTGGTGCGCTGACCCACTGGGAACTCGGTGCGCACGTTGGGGGTATAGGTGTAGTCCACCTCGAGGGTGGCCTGAGCGGGGATGGCCCCAGTGGAAAGCCGGTAGATTACGCTGCGGCCAAACTGGTCGCGGGGGATGAAGATGTAATCGGTCCCGGCCACGTAGGTGACGGTCCCGCCCACGTTGGTCACCACCGGAACATTGCCGGTCTTGATGGGGTGAGTCAGTATCCCGTTGCCGTTCGCGTCGAGCACTACCTGCTCGTTGGTCACCACCACGTCTACTCCGGCGGTGTCCACCAGGTCGGCAGTGTCCAGGCCCAAGGCCAGTTTGAGATTGTCTTTGGTGATTTCGTGGATTACCGCCTGAATTTCGGCACTTTGCTGCTGGATCGCCTGCACCACCAACAGTCTCGGCTGCCCGTCGAACTTCTGGCGGGTGGTCTGGCCGATGTTGAGGGTAGCGTTCTCGCTCAGCAGCCCTAACGGTTGCAGGGCAGCCTCGGTGCTGCCATAGGGCCCCCAGAACATCCGAGCCCCCGCCGAAAATCCAACTTTGGTTTTATCTACTAGCGACCTTGCCATGCTGCCTCCTAACTCACCAGGTACAGCCGCAGCAGCACCTGGCAACTGATGTATTGCTGGTCGGGCTCGAGCTCGACTTGCTGGCTCGAGAGCCATTCTGCTTTGCGGATGCTGGAGGTAGTCCAGCGGCTATCAAGGGCGAACGCCTCGAGGGTTTCCAGGATATCGGCGGCGGCAAACACGTCTGCCGCATAGACCATCAGGCTCACGTCCCAAACTTTCTCAGCCTGGGTGCGGCCCTGGTTTTTGCCCCCTAGCCCCAGCACTAGACCGGGGACGGGGTGTGGACGCAGGCGCACCGCATCGCCCACGATGCGGGCCTCGGGCAGTTTGGTAGCCCCAGGGGTGTGCCCGGTCAGGACTACCAGGGGCTGATAGCCCTCGAGGGCCGCATACAGCTCTCGCAGGGCCTGAGATTTAGCCATTGCGATACCCCTGCACGAACGCCTGAGCAGCTATGGCCCGCAGACGGTGGTGCACCGTCCAGCGCACCACCGAGAACCCCACCTTGCCCGGAGTCAGTTCGTCGGAGCGCTGCCCTTTGGTCATCCAGCGTTTGAACACGCGGGATTTGCCCCGTACCCTCATGCCCGACGTACCGCCCGGCCCGTAGTCCAGTACGGAGTTAGGGCCGCCCACATACAGCCCGGTAGCCGTTGCCACTGCCCGTTTGAGTGGTTTGCTGCGCCGGGGGCGGCTACCTGCCGAACGGCTCGAGCGGCGGTAGATTTGGCCCACATTGTTGCGCCCCATCCAGCCGCCGATGTATTTGCCAGGAACCCAGTGTGGGGCAAAGCCCAGCTCCAAGGCCCGGTGTTTGGGGCTGTCGGGTAGGCCAAATAGTACGCCGTCAGATATCTCTGAGTAGGTGATGGAATTGCGCAACTCGCCGGTATCTACGTGAGCCGTAGCTCGGACCTTGGCCTGGTTGACCAACTCCTGAGCCACAGCGACCAGCCCGCCGCGCAGTTTGCGCCGGAGCTGGGCCAGAGTCGCCGGGTCGAGGGGCATTATTTCCTCCGCCCACTGACGCTGACGCGCATCATGGGACCGTCGCCCACCGCCATAGGGGCCTCCTCGCTGTCGTTTTCCTCGTCCTCTTCGCTTAGCAGGGCGGCGTAGGCCGATTTGATTTCGATCTCCAAGGCATTCAAATCAGGGCTGCCTGCTGCTAAGCGCTTCAGAGCCTGTTCGAGCCAAAACTGGCTTGCATCCATTTATGCCACATCCTTTCGGGCCAGCTCGAGCCGCCACTGCCTGGCACTGTGGGCCACCGTCAGCACTCGCCAGGTTTCCGAATCCACACAGACTTCATCCGCCGTTTGCAGCGAGCAGTTGGCATGCACCAACAACGTGCCGCTGTAGCTGCCGTCCAGCGCGATAGCCCGCTGCCAGGCCTGATTGGGGCTACTGAGATGAGCTGGCCCCTGGTATAGCACGCGGCGACGGGCCTGCTCGGGGTGGGGGAACCCGGCCTCGAGGGTTTCCTGGCACTGGTAGATGGTGGCGACTACCTTCATAAAGACACCTGCACCCGGTTGCGGTAGGCGTTGAGCATTTGCATGGCTTCGGGCACGGGCAACTCGCTCAGGCGCATGGTGCCCCCAAAGTCGCCTAGGTTGAGGTTGGCAAACCTACTGCGATCGGGGTCGGAAGGCTCGAGGTAGGCCGCGACCAGCAATGACGCGGCCTTGATGATTGCGCCGGGCACGTTGGGATAACCGCGTGTGCCTACCACCGTCCACAGCCCTGCGCCAAAACGGTACGGGAGGCCATCGGCATCCTCGGCATATAGCAGGTTGCGACTGAGGCGCAAACCGAGGGTTACACCGGCGGCGGGCATTACTATAGTTGCCTGGGTAATTGCATCCTGGCCTACTCCGGTAGCAGTGTTCACGCTCTGCACGTCAATCGGCAACGGCAGTTGATAGGATGCGGCCTCGAGGCGGATGTTGCTGGTGAATGGGGTTGGAACAACGCCAAACAAGCAGCCGGTGTAGGCGCTGATGAGCTCCTCGGCATACGCCAGAGACTCCTTATCGGCAGGGAAGCCAGCCAGGGAACCAATGGAATCGGCGTATGTGCTGAGGTAGCCCACATCACTCCTGGATCAGGTCGTACTCGGTTTTGAGCGCTTCGAATTCCTCAACGCTAATCTCGGCGGCCTCGGCTGCGGTCAACACGGTATTACCAACCAACAGCCGCCCGGCGGGAGCGTTGGGGCCAAGTTTGGCCCGTACCGTGTTTGCCGTGGTTTCGGTGGTTTCGGGCTGCGGCTCGAGGACGGTGGTTTCGGTTTTATCGGTTTTAGCCATACTTTTTTCCGAGGAGCGTGATTAGGATTAGACTTTGGGCAGTACTCCGGGGCGGCGCACGATGGCTTCAGGCCACTGGTAGCCCAGCCCCACAAACTCCTGGAGTTGCAGCACGTCTACGAAATTTTCGCGGCGGTACGGTTCAATGCGCAGCGTAACCGCATCCCCGATGACCGGTATGTCGCGGTGCACCAAGTACAACGTGGCCGCGTTGGTGCTGGTGCCCTGGGTCTCGTTGGTGGGCAAATGCGGCACCGTATAAATCGGAACACCACGGTGTACGCCGATGGGCATGGGCCCCGGCTGGTTGGCGAAGCGCTGGAGCCAGGCATCGCCGCCAGGGGTTTGCCGAGCCGCCAAGATGTCGCCGTAGTCATCGCCGATGCTGACCGGCAAATAAAACGCCAGACGAGACGTATCGTTGCGATAGTTGACCGGCAACGCCCGCAGCATTCGGGTCAGGATGTCCTGGGTAAAGGCATCGCCGTTGGCGGATGGGGCTACCACGGTGGCAGTAGCCAGGGTTTTCAGGCCGTTGAACGTCGTTGGGCCGGGGGCGATGCCAGTCGAAAGGAAGAACTGCCGGTCTTCCTCGTACTGGGCAGCTGCGCGCATAGCAGGCAGCAGCACCGAGGACACGAACGATAGGCCTTGGTCGTTGAACTGTTGGAACTCGTCGGGCACTGTGACCTTGGAGTTGAGCTGAGTTACCTCGACGACAAAATTGTCCAGGGTGGGGTCGCTCTCAGCAATGGCGGTGTTGCTGACGCGGTTCCAGGAATGGCTAATACCAGCCCGGTCGAACCGGGGGAACGTACGTTTCTTTACCCCGCCCATCGGCACACTGGGCCAGTGGTTGCGGGCAATGATGTCGGGCTGGGGCTTGATGGCGAACTGCCGGGCGATGTCGGAATAGATGACCGCGCCGTTGGCCTCGAGGGTCAGGGCGCGTTTATCAATCCCATTGCGAGCCAGGATGTTATAGGCTCGTTGGATTTCGTCGCTGCTGTGGCTGCGCCGCTCCATCCAGGGGGTGACGATAGCCGCCATGATCTCAGTCAGTACCCCCTCGAGGTCGGGTTTACGGCTACGTACCTCGAAACCTGCGGCCAATGCGGCCATCGGGTTTTCGGCAGTATCCGCCATCACACGGGCCATTTCCTCACGGGCAATCTCGCGGGAACGGGCCTCGAGCACCGCAGCCTCGGCGGGTTTGGCTGGGGTGGCAGGCGCAGCAGCGCGGGCCTGGGGTTGGGCGGTGTTGACATCAAAGTTGATATCAATCTGGAAATCCGCCTCCTTTTTGTCGCTACCCTCGATTTTGGCCCGCAAGTCGGGAGATAGTTTGTCGTACTCGGCCTGGGCTTTGGTAATAGCTTCGGGTTCGTTTGCGCCCTCGGCAACCAGTTGCTTAGCGCGTGCTTCTAACCACTGCTGTTTATTCACGTTCACCTCTTTGACGGGTTCCCCCCGCATTCCAATGCCGATTGCCGTATGCCGACGCAGGTGCTCCGCCGCACGTCGCGCCACCTCCTCACGACTCAGGCTGGCTTCTGGCGGCACGACAAAATCGCCCGCCCTGAGTGCAGCCAGAGCTGAAGCCAATTTGGATTCATCCACCAGGTGGCTCTGGGGATCATGGTGGTCGAACCAGCGCAAGCCCTCGAGGCCCGCTGGGCTGGTAGCCTCGAGGGCCTTGGGATCTACCACCGCAAATTGCCAGTTTCCCGGCAGCGCTCGCAGCGACAGTACGTCAGAGCCGGGTACGCCGGGTTCGTCCACTAAGCTTAGACCGCATAGCTCAGGTTCAGCCGCGAGTCGGTAATACACCCGGCTTTCTACCCCGCCTACCACCTGGGCGCGCTGCTCCAGAGCCACGAACTCCAGGCTGCCGCCGCTGAGCTGGCCCCCATCGAGCAGCCTCAGGGTCTCAGGGTCGAGCACGCGCAACTCCACCTCGAGCTGAGGGGTGAAGTCCACTCGAGTCGCCACACCCACCATTGGTTTACCCGCGATGCCGCGCAGGCTGGGCAGATTGTGTTGCAAACTGACCGTGCGGTGCTGCCGGTAGCCCTCCCACCAGTCGCGCATCAGGGCCTCGACGGTGATGGTCGTGCCATAGCTGTCGGCGATGGTGTCGTTGCTGGCCCGCAGCAGCACTACCCCCTCCCGCAATCGGCGCAGTTGGAGCGGGATGCGGCTGGATTGAGCAGGCTTAGCCAAAAACGAAACCCCTCCGGTTGCAGCTTTTTAAGCTGCGAATCCCCGGAGGGGCGTGTCAAGACTAACTATAGCACAATCATAACTGTGGCACGATAAGACGAGTATGTGCCAGGGGCAAGGCTACTGCCAGGGGCTCGAACCAGACATCAAAGCTCAAATCGCCCGCTGCGGCCTTGGCTGCGAGCAGGATGCGCCGGGTCTCCTCGAGGGTCAAACGACCTTCGGCCCTCAGTTGGCGGGCTTCAGCTTTCAAAGCCTGAAGGTGTTTAAGGTTGGGATGAAGGGCGGTCATGGTAGTTTCAACTCTTCTCGTGCAGCTTTGATTATAGCATAACCCACCGGGTCAAATGCCTGTAGTGCACGAGGATTGAAAGTGTAAGCGGAAAAGCACTCGCAGAAATATTCTTCCCAATCAACCGCAGCACGACGGCTTATAGGTAAGCCCTTTTTAGCCGCTTGCTGTAGCCGGGCCAGCCAGCCGGGACGGTTGCGCAGGTCAGCAAGCAAATGGTGGCCTATCTCGTGAATAGCGGAAAATTTGAGTGCTTCGAGACGGTTGCGAGCGGTCTGGGAAAAAGTTTCGAGGGTTTGAGGTTTGAAAGCCTGTTTATAGGTTTGTGCTGGGCGAGTGGGGTGAACTATTAGACGGGCCTCGATTTCATCGTATTGGGCTGCCAAAAACCCTTTTTGTGGTTGGGGCAGGGGAGCAAAAGAAAGTTCTTGAAGGGGCCGGGTTTTGAGGTAGTCCACTAATCCTGCCTGGTTGAAGCCTCGCAACACGGTTTGAGTATCGCGGGCTGAAAGTTGCGACACGCCTACCTGATACTGAACCCCTTGACGAATGCGTTCTTCGCGCACGTCAGAAACTGTATCACCTGCGGGGTTTCCACTGCCCACCAGCGTACACCGGCAGTTGACCGTCATCCCCGCTGGTGCGCCCAGGCTGCGGTCTCCGGGGTACATCAGGTTATAGCCTCCCACCACGAACGGCTGCTCGAGCGGCTTGACCTGTCCATTGGCCTGAGCGTGGGCCGGGCGGGTGCGGGGGCCGGGAGTGGCCAGCCACTGCTTATGGGTATAGCCGCTGGCCCGCAGAGCCTCGAGCTGGGCCCGGTTGGCCCCAGCGTTGTAGAGGGTGCGCACCAGGCGGGCGCTGGCAGGGTAGTTAGCCCGGTAGATGTTGCTAACCTGTTTGGCGATGGCATCCAAGCCCAACCCGGCATTTTTAGCCTCTATGATGTGGCCTGCCAAGGTAGCCGGGTCGGTCAGGGTGCGCCAGTAGCTACTGGTATCGGCCTCCAGCATTTGCCGAAAACTGGCCTCGAGCTGAGCGGCTCTGGGGTCAGAGGGCAGAAGACCGTATTGCAGGTTGATTGTTGAGGCTAGGCCGTCCAGGGCGGGCCCGAGGTTGGGCGGCTCCTGGCCCTGGGCGAGCTGCCGGATGAGGTTCGCCAGCGCGTCGGCCTCATCGAACGCTCGGGTTTGCAATAACAGATGGATGCTGGGTCGTAGCTCGCGCAGCATCCGCCGTACCCAGCGCAGCAACGGCGGGGCGGTAGCGGCCCACAGGGCCTCGGCGTAATCGGCTACCGCCGCCTCGACCAAGGCCATGTGGTGACGCACCGTGCGGATGGGCCGAGTTTGCATCAGGCGCTGGGCAGGGGCGGCTGATTGCCGTCGGGCTGTAGGGCGGTTTCGTCGGCAGGGGTGTTGTCGGCGGCAGGCTCGAGGTCAGGAGTGGCCTCGAGGCTATCTTCGCCAATATCCACCTGGTCAACGGCGACCATGTTAGCAGGAATGTAAATATCGTCTAAATCCATCCCCTCCAGACCTACCTCAGCGCGCGCCTCATCCTGAGTCATAAACGGAACTCCGGTGGATTTGACCAGCGTTTCGATGCGCTGAAGCAGCGCAGCCGCATCGCGGAACTCGATATGAAAATCCCACTGGGTGATGCCCAGGCCAGAGGGCTGAGGGGTGTGGAGCAGGCGGTTGATGAGGGCTATGAGCGGAGAGGCGGCGGGCTCGAGCACCTGTTCACGGAAGTTGTTGCTCTGGGTCTCGGCGGTGGCACGGTAGCCGCCCTCGGGCAGGCCCAGGTCAATCAGGCTGACGTGTCGCACGGCCATAATCTGGTCGCGGATGTGTTTGGTGGTGGTAGCAAAGGTAGGGTCGTCGAGTTTGTGGTCGAGGGGAGTCACCACTACCTTGATACCGCCGGGATACTGCGTAATCAGGTTGCGGCCCGCCATATCCCCTCGGTTGGCGGCCAAATAGTTTTTGATGTAACCATAAACCGCCTCGAGGTCGGCCTGAGTAGCTTCGGGGCCACTCCAGGCGGGATCCTGAGTAATGTCCACCATCCAGCGCGGGGCAGCGTGGTTGCTAAAAAAGCTCTTCACGTAGTTGCGGTGAGCGTTGTCCAGAGCTACCGCGTCTCTGGCCTCGAGCCAGGGTGGTAAGCCGTACACACTGCTGAGGGTATTGGGTAATCGGACGTGAATAAACTCTCTAGTTTTGCGGTCCCCACGGGGGCGCTTGCCGTATTCCACAAAGTACTGTGCCCCGAAGAAGGGGTCGAGCTGGTAGAGCTGGATACTGTGCTGTTGGCCGTCCAGATCGCGATTTACGATATAGCGCACGTACTGGGGCAACAGTATGGCGATACGCCACAGGTTGCGCCCCGCCAGATCGCGGGTGGGTACGATAAACAAGTTGCCGGTCTGCTCGAGGTGAGTAATGGCGGTACGCAAAAACTGCTTCAACCCGTACAGCGAAACCCCATCCTGGCAAATGTCTTCATGACTCAGCCAGGCCATTGCTCGAGCAAACTCCTCGGTGCTGGCGCTATCAATCGGTTTGCCAGCCAGGTCGTATTCCCGTGCCTTCAAGCTCCAGATGCCCCCGCTGACCCCATCTGCAATGAGCTTGCCAATCCCCGCTAGCCACGGATTGCCGCTGTAGAACTCAATGGTTTGCAGGGGGTCTAACAGCCAGGGGATATATGTCCCTTTGGCGTAGGTATCGGCAGTCTGAGGATCTTCGGCGGGCTCGAACGCCAATCGTAACTCGAGCAGCTCCGAGCCTCTACCCACCGCCATACCCTGCACAGATCTAGCCATTATGCCACCTCTCCTTTGACCCGCACGTCACTGCTGCGCGAGAGTGCATCCCACAACGCAGCTAGGGCGTCCACCTGGTCGTCGTGCGGGTCGTTGACCCCGGTGAAGGCCAGCACCTCGCTCAGCAGGGCCTCGAGCCAGGCCGCGCTTTGGGGGATGCGGATGCGTCCAGCGTTCCACGCGGCGGCAGCGGGCTGCGCTCGAGCGAACTTGTCACCGCCATCTCTGGCATCGCGAATGACGATGGGCAGCCGGTGGTCGCGCTGAAACATCTGTAGCACTCCGCGCTCGACCCCGTGGGCATAGATGTGCATCGGCCCACGCCCCAGTTTGGCCGCATTGGCGAACACCGGGCTCTCCACCTGGGCCCGCCACACATCCTCGAGGTACAGCACCCCGGCGGCGTAGCGACCTGAAACGATGACCGAATAGTCCGCGCTTTTGCGGCTGCTGTAGGCCAGGTCGAACCCCCTGGCATACGTGTAGCCGGTGTCTGGTAGCTGGTCGTAGTAGGTCGGTTCGCGGAAAAGCGCCCCGCCCCTGGGCCGGGGCTGGCCCAGGTACAGGCTGGCCCAGGTGTACTCGCCCACCTGCTGGCGGATTTTATGCAGGGCCTCGAGGGGATACCGCTCCGGCCACAGGGCGTGGCCCTGTTCGTTGATGGCGGGCAGGTTGAGCAGGTGCCAACCCTTGGCGCTCAAGCGGCCTATCAAATCGTCGGGATGCCAGCGGGTCATGCACACGATGACGCTGGCCTGGGGGTGCAGCCGGGTGAAGGCCACGTCGTTGAACCACTCCCAGTGGCGCTCCCGAATGAGGGCGCTCTCGGCCTCCTGGCGATTCTTCACCGGATCATCCACCAGCAGCAGGCCGTTAATGCCGTGGCCGGTTAGCGGCCCTCCGATGCCAGTAGCCAACATCCCGCCCCCTTGGAGGGTACGCCATTCCTCGAGCCGGTCTGAGTTGGGGTCGAGGGGCACTCGAGCATCCTCAGCAATGCGCCGCGCCAGGCGAGATTTGCTACGGGCAAAGTCGGTAGCATAGCTGACATAGGCGTTGGTGCGCTGGGGGCGCTGGCGCATTAGCCAGGCCATGCCGTGCAATAAGGTGGTGGTTTTGGTGTGCTGGGGGGGGGTGGAGACCAGAGCCCGCACCGGCTCGTTGAGGCTGCGCTCGAGCAATGCTGCCAGGGGGGCTAGGTGATGCGGCGATTGCAAATAGGGCGAGACCTGGGGGATGAACTCCAGCAGTGGCGGAGGCGGAGTTTCAGGCGCTCGGGCGCTCTGCTGCTTGGCCAGCGCCCGCAGGTAGGGGCGCAGGTTGCGCGGCATCAGCTCGAGCTCCATAGGCAGCGAGGATGACATCTAGACCTCTCAGGGTGACGTGGGTTTCGGCCAGGATTTTGAGTGCACCAGCTACAGCATGGATGGCCTCAGGGTCGCGGGGGTCAGCCTGGCAAGCTGCCCTGGCCAGGAACTCGATAGCCGCTCTAGCCGCCGCCGGGATCGTGGCCGCCCAGGCTTGCTCGAGGCTGGCCTTTTTTTGACTGACTTTCTCTGCCAAGAACATGTTTTTGGGCAGCTCGGCACGGTAGCGATATAGCGTCCGGGGGCTGATTTTATAGCGCTGACAAGTGGTGTCATCGCCGAGTAAAATACTCTCGGCTAAAATCTCGGCTTTGAGGTCGAGGTCGGGGCGATATTTAGGTCGCTTCATACTCTAGCCTCAACCCCCCTCGAGCCCAGGCCGGGCCGAACTGGGCTTGCAGTTCCTGCTCGAGGCAAATGTGACGCTCAATATGCAGGCTGTTGACCTGAGCCCGGCGCACGTAAAGGTGATTTAACAAAGCCAGGAATAGGGTTTCGGTCAGCGTGGCAATCTGAGGCACAGCCAGACGGTCTGCCCACTCGGTAGGGGTGGTGTATTGCCCATTTGAGCCGTAGTAGCATACGGCCCGCAGGTGCAGTATCTGATTTTCGGCGACGGGAGATATATTGTTTTTTGCCAGGGTAAAATGCAGCTCATCCCGCCAGCGGGGCCAGGCTACACTGCCGTGTTTGGGGACTCGTCCGGGAACCATTAAAACGCCCACGTCGGTTGCTGGGTTACATAACCCGTCTCCCCGGCGGGGCGCTACGGCCTCAGTGTACAGCATTGACCTCCAATGCCGCCTCGAGCTCCCCTATCGAGCGCACCACGTGTACGTGGCAGCCATGCGCGGCCAGCTCGCGATGTTTGCGTTTCTGCGCCTCGCTGAGCGTCCCACTCGGGGATTTAACCTCGATGAGCAAAACCCGACCGTTTTTCAGGCAGGTCAGATCAGGATAGCCGGGTTGGAGTGAGCCGAAACTCCCGCCCGCCCGGCGGCCCGCACCAGCATCGGTTTTGAGCACGAACCAGCCACACGCACGCAGATAATCGGTGATGAGGCGCTCGAGGTGGGCCTCACTGAACGTCATGGCGTGCAGTTTCCTGAGGGTGGCAGTTTTGGGGGTACGTTGTCTCTGAAACATACGTTATTGCGTCCTACAGTCCACGCCATGCTTGCGTAGCACCGGCAGAAGGTGCTCGCGCAGGGAGTTCCACACCACCTCGGCCCGGTGGCCCTTTTCCACATCGGCAATTCGAGCTGCGAACCAGGCTCGTATTACCGAGGCCAAGGCCGCGTGTTTTTCCTGGGCGTGGCCGCCCTTGAAACCTTGTGCCCACTGATAAATGGGGTAAAGGTCAGCCGGGATTTTTACAAGGGCATTCATGCGTCGTCCTCCAGCGCTACCGGCTCGCCACCTACCTGTACCGTCCACGGCTTTTGTGCCCCTGCGTGGGCCAGGTACGCTTTCAGGAACTCTCGCCGGAGGTAGCTGGTCTGCTCGGTCCGTAGCGCCCAGTCCCCGCCCACGGCGGCTAGAGCCCGCTTCCCGGAGATGCTCAGCTCGGCCCGCTTGCCGCTCTGCGCGGCTTCCATCAGCCGGAACCACTCGGTCTCGGCTAACTCCTCAGCCCGCCCTCGGCAGGCCTCGATCAGTTCCTGCGGGCTGGGCCAGAAGCGGTTGTGGCGGAACACCTGCTGTACCGCCACCTTGAAACCTGCAGTGTCCATCTCGCGGTTCAGGATCGCGTAATACCCCCTGGACAACTCCTCGCTAACGTCCCGGTTGAACCGGTCGCTGAGCAGGGCCATCCCCGCGCTAAACGCCTTCTGGTCAATCATCCCCGCCTCCTATGCTCGATAAAATCCGCTCGTAGTTGCGCCGATTCCGGCTCTTGGCTTCGCCGTTACCTGGTGGAGACTGGCTTTTGGGCGCGAAAACCCCGCGCCAACCGTTGGCGATACTGGCCCGCAAGGTGTCCAGAACCGCCTCCTGCCCGAACGTCTCGCGCCAGCCCTCGAGCTGACCGACCAGAACTCTGACGGCCCGCGCAGTGAGCGGGTGCCGGATGTCGCGCCGGTGCCCTGCGAAGTCGGTCCAGAGCTTGAGCGGAATCCAGCTCGGCACGTCGGGGTCAGCTAAAGGGTCGTATTCGGGTTCCCCCCCAGACCCCCCCTTATTAGATTTGGGTTTAACTGCCCTTGGTTCTTTAAGTAATTTTGTAGTTAAAGAAGTACTTAAAAGAAGAGGAGATTTTTCCGAACTGCGGGTTTCCGCAGTCGCCGCATTTTGCGCGTCCTGCTCGGCATTCTGGTCACTGCGGGTTTCCGCAGTGGTGCGGGTTTCCGCAGTGGTTTCGACTGCGGGTTTCCGCAGTGATTCGGCCTGGTTCACTGCGGGTTTCCGCAGTAACTCACTGCGGGTTTCCGCAGTCGCCACTGCGGGTTTCCGCAGTAACTCACTGCGGGTTTCCGCAGTGAATACGTACACCGGACTGCGGGTTTCCGCAGTCGCCACTGCAACTTTCCGCAGTGTCCCCGCTTTTACCAGAGATTTGAGCGCGTCGAACACCGAGCGCTCCGGCCTACCCGTGGCGGCGATGAGCTGGGAGGCTGTCCACTCGCCTCCCAGCTCATAAAAGACCATGACGATAGCCCCCAGCGTGTTGTGGGGGGCCAGGGCGGGCTTGAGCCGCTCGAGGGTCATTTCCTGCATGGCTTACGCAGCAGGCTCAACTGGGGCCTTCTTCGCCGCCCTAAATGCCTGCCATTCGTTGACTAATGCCTCGAGCCGCTCTTTGTCAGCACGGAACGTCCCCAGGTCGCTATTGCCAATGGAGTTGAGAATGATTTCGGCCTGTTCGGTAGTTAGATGTTTGGCACTCGTCAGCTCCTCGAGGCCCACCAAAAACGCTAGGAAATCCCGCCCCTGGGCTTTAGCCCCTTCTGACGTGCCAAAACCGGCCTCTTTGAGCGCGATGCTGATGGCTGTGATCTGGGCAGGGGTGGCGTAATCGGGCGTAATCTCAGCCTCGATAGCAGCCTCACGGGGCTGTTGGGGCATGACCACACTCATGCCCTCGTCGTCCCCGACCACTACCTCAGCCCCCATCTCATCGGGTGTGTACAGGCCCGACACCACGTCGGGGAACACTGCACGCGCTGCTGCTGCTACGTTGCGCCACTGGAGCATCACGGAGGGCTGTTTGCGGTAGTTGTCCTTCTCCGCCAGGCCCAGCCGCCGGGCGTCCTCGAGGGTGAAGGTGAAGTCCTGGGGTGGCAGGCCCTTGCGGTGCGCCCGGACCACCGAGCGGCTATCGGTGCGCTCGAGGATTTGAATGCTGCCCAGGCCGCTCCGGTAAATGAGCGCGAGCATGAGCTGGGGGCTCACGGTGGGCTTGCCTTGAATAACGCTGATGGAGTTCAGGGCCTCCATCGGCGGAATCCCCAGTTCGCGCCCTTTGAGGATGATCACCACCGCCGCCTCAGGAGTCTTGATGCTCTGGGGTAAAAGGCCGCTTTTAACCAGCGTCTCGCCGAAGCCCCGCAGTTGCCCCACCTGCGTTGCCAGGGTCAAGGCGTCGAGTTCGCTCCTAACCGAGAGTTCGCCCATACCAAACCCCTTTCTGGGCCGCTTCCGGCCCCCATTCCACCCACCGCCGCAGGCCCTCGAGCGCCCCCTCCACGTCGTCCCCCCACACCGCCAAATCCCGCTCGCCGTGCCGCACCGTGGCGATGAACCCGCCGTCGGTGTTGAGGAGGATGGCCGGCAGCCTGCCGGTGATCTGCTGGATGCGCTCGGAGAGGCGGGAGACATCAACTAAAGTCATGGCGTCACCGCCAGTTTCTGCGCCAGATGCTGGAGCGCCTCGAGCCGCGTCCGCCCCCGACCGCACAGCTCGAACCAGGGCGCGCAGCACACGCTCCACCCGCCCTGCACGGGGGTGAAGTGGGGCCTGGAGTAGCGGGCCTGTGCGAACCTATCCATCAGCCGGGCTTCGGAGGGGTACTCGAGGGTGGACTCGCGGAGGATGGTCATTTGGCCTCCTTAAGCCAGCGCTGTGCGCGCTGAAAATCGCAGAACCCGATCAGCTTTTTTCGGGGTCGGATTTCGACGCACGCAATAGGGAAAATGGCTTTTGGTTTATCCAACCAAATGACTCGGTGGCCGTTTGCGTCAATGCGACCCAATATGCGCGAAGGTGGTTTTTGGCTCACCGCCCCACCCCCGCCAGTACCGCCAGCAACACGAGGACAAAACCCGCCCCCACGAGCGTCAGAAGCCACTCGTAGCGCCGAATGAACTTGAGCTGAGCCCTGGTAGCGGGGTCTAAATCGAGCCCGTCCTCTGGGCTTTGTGGGACTTCCAGGGGGGGAGGATCGTTTCGGTAATCAGGTGACATGCCGCACCTCCCGCCGCTCGAGTTCATCCCTACACAAACTGCTCAAAAACTCGAACCGCGCAGCCTCGCCGAGCAAGCCCCGCTCGAGGCAGTGCCCCATCAAGGCAGTGCAGAAGATGGCCCGGCCCTGGAGTTCCCAGGGCTTCAGGTTTTCCTCGCGCAGCGCGTCGAGGGGGGAAGGGCAGTCGGGCTCGAAGAAGGGGGGGGTGTAGAAGGTCATGGGCCCACCTCCTCAAGCAACCCGCCGCACTCTTGGAAGCCGGTGTACGTGTTCGCTAGTTCGTTTACCATAGGCTTCTCCTGTGTTGCGGGTCACCGCACGCCCTCCCCCCCCCCGCAGCGTCCGCAGGGGATGTCGTCCCCCCACCGCCCCGACCCCCCGCAGGAGGGGCAGCCCTCCGCATTCCTATACAGCTCATCCAGCTCCTCGTCGAGCAGGTCGCGCCGCAACCGCTCTTTCCTCATCGAGTAGTAGGCCTGCACCTCGACGGAGACGCGGTAGGCCAGCGCGGCGATGTCGCGCTCGAACTCGAGGAACTGCCGCACCCGCTCTTGGCCCAGCGTGATCGGATCCATCAGGCCACCTCCTGTTTCAAACCCTGTTAGGTACGTATAAAACACGAGGCATAGCGTCTGATCAGAGGGCATGTCCTGATAAAAGACCCTCAGCCTCGAGGGCCCGTGCACCACTGGCCAGCTCGCCACGTCAGCCATGAGCCACTGATAGGGCCAGGGCTCGCCGGGCGGGGTGCGCTGGGCGTAATAGCGCTCGGTGTAGTACGCCAGCGTGAACGCCAGCTCGGGGTCGCGCCGGTGCAGCTCCACCAAGCGGCCAATCAATCCCTGGGGATTGGCCTCGCGCCAGGCGGCCAGGGCGCGGTCCATCAAGGGGTCGGGGATGCGAGAGCGGGTTCCCATCAGGCCACCTCGCCGTAGCCCTCACCCTGCTCGAGGTCCTCGAGCAGGGCAGCAGCGTCTGCCGCCTCAAGACTGGCCCGCTCGCGAGCCTCGGCCTCGGCCAGCAGCTGGGGCAGCAACTCGCGCAGGGCCTCCTCGAGCCGCGCCTCGGACCGGAGGGCCCCTAGCCCCTCGCACTCGGGGCAGGGCTCCTCTTCGGCGGGGATGTCTTTGGGGTGATGGTACCCTTCACCGCGCCAAAAGGCGTCGTGGAAGTCGATCTCAGCCAATGCATTGGGCTCGCCGTGGGAACCGAAGTGCTTGCGGTACTCGATCCAGTAACGCTCCCAAGCGGGGTGCTGGACGTATCCCGCGCCGCCGCAGTGCGAGCACCGCGCGGCCTTAACGAGGTAGTAGGTGGGCTTAGGCACGGTCCACCTCCACCAAATCGCCGTCACACTCCACATCGCAGCGCAGCCCCCAGGCCGCGACCCACTCGGGGCCGTAGCGCTGGCCGCAGCGCTCGCACTCCCACTTTCGCCCGGCCATCCTGATGGCCGTCCTGATATGCCGCAGCACGCAGCGGGCCTCGAACAGGGACTCATCGGTCCAGGCCCACTCGAGGCTGCCGATGGGCAGCCTCGAATGGACCTCGCGCAGCCGGGCCACGTGCTCCTCGGCCCGCTGGAGCATCCACTCCAGTCGCGCTCTATCCTCTGTCTGTGGTATTGTGTTGGTGAGCATTTGGTCTCCTTCCTTCCCCCCGCCGGCTAGCGGGGGGTTGCTTTTGCGGGCTCAGCGCCCGATACAGCCTTCAAGCGGTCCAGATAGCGCCGCACAGCGGGCTCGAGGGCGTCGCGGTCAAATAGGAGCGCACCTCTGGCCCCTCGGCGGTTTAGGGGGGTGATGATCCCCAAACGAACGGCTTCGTCGAACATGTCGCGGGTTAGGCCGGTGTACTGAAGCGCCTGAGGGCGGGTCAGGATGAGGGGGACGTGGCTGTTCATGACAGCACCTCGACCGGTTGCTCGAGCTTTTGGCGGATCTCTGCCGCCTCGCGAACTGAAAAACAAGCGGCTAACGATCCATCGGTAAGCGAGGCCAAAAAAATAGGGATGGACACTACATAGGTCTTCCCTATCTTCCGGGCAGGCAGCTGCCGCCGCCGCGCCCACATCCGCAAAGTGACAGGCGAGCGACGCGTAATTTTCGACAGCTGCTCGAGGGTCATTTCCCGTAGGTCGTCGGGGTTCATGCCATTAGTATAACGGCAGGGTTATATATGTCAATACCGGTAACGGTAGTATGATAGCGTATTGGTATGGTTATACCTTACGCTTGTTCCATAATGTCTTGTGTCGCGAACGATCAGCGCCCGGCGTGGGCCAAAGCGTTTTACGAGCGCCGGAAGCGCCTGAACCTGACCCAGCAGGAGCTTTCGGATCGCACCTACGACCCGGCCAGCGACAAAAACATCATTGCCCAGACCACTGTCAGTGACCTCGAGCGGGGCATCATTCATCCCATGTCACTCCAAGGGAATCGCCTGCTCGCGATTTACCGAGCTCTCGAGTTCGACCCGGCGAGCTGGGCCGCGCTCGGCCTGGGCCAGCCATCGCAGGTTATGGAGCAGCGCGTCGAGGACGCCGTGAGCCGGGCTGGGCCGGACCTCCGGCTGGTCAGCCTCCCCATCATCGAGGCCGGGGCGGGGCCGCCCTGGTTTCAGGATGACCCTGAGATGATCACCCTTCTTCTTCCCGACCTCAACCACATGGATCCGGAGAATACCTTTTGCGTCCGGGTTCGGGGCAACTCCATGCAGGATTACGTCTCAGACGGCAGCTTGGTGATCTGCCGCCGCCAGGACCACGCCGAGCCGGGGCAGGTGGTGGCGGTGTGGATGTCGGATGACGGGGTCGTCATCAAGCGCTACCTCAGCGGAGATAACGACACCCGCCTTACCCTGGGCAACGACAACAGCAACTACGTTCCGGTGCTGGTAGCCCCTCCAGGCAGCCGGATCGTGGGGGTTTCCGTGATGCGAATCCAGAAGGGGTGACAAATAAACCGTGGCGCTATCTGGATGCCTGTATTCTAGTTTTGAGGTGAAGCGAAGATGAAAAAGTTGTTGAGTTTAACTTTGTTAGGGTTCTTGACGGCTTGCTTTCCATCCGTTGTTTATAACCCCATAGATGGGGGTAAGGCGTTTACAATGACCATAGACGGGCAAAACTACACAAGCCAAAATGGCACTTTTGTAGCTAAATATCAAGATTTTGAAATCCAGTTCGTCATATTTCGTAATCATATTGGTTTTACTTTGGTAAATACTAGCGATAAAGTTATAAAAGTTATTTGGGATGACTCAGTAATGATTTTGCCTAATGGTAAAACTACTCGAGCGATCCCAAGTTTTAGTAGTTATGCTGACAGGAATTCCCCCAAAGCCCCATCTATTGCACCACCTAAATCAAAAATTGAGGACGGTTTTTATCCTTTGGACAACGCTTATTTCGACAGCTATGTTGGTTATTACTACAGAAATATATTTGAGTATCCATTGAAGTCGGAAACCAACATCCGCTTGTCTGTTGCTTTATTGGATGGCGATACGCCAATTCGAATTGATGCTTTGTTTTCGGGCAAGCCCAATCAATAAAACATCAACCGTCCCTTTCTTATGCCCCGCCAGCCCTCCCGAATCAACCACTACGGCGGGATCACCCCCGAGCAGGCGGGGCGCTATCTGGATGGCTGTATGTTGCACTCGGGCTAAAGCCCGAGTGAGGATTGAAACATGCCCCGTCGCTCCCTAGGCTCCGTGCGCTACGTCCCCGAACGTGGCTGTTACCTCGTGCGAGTCACGCTGGGCTACCGCGAGGGCAAGCGCTTGGTCAAGAGCGCCACCAGCCCCGGCCCGGCCTCCGCCGCCAACCGCAAGCGGGCCGAGCAGCTCCTTTCGCGGCTCCTGCTCACCCAGGGACACGGCGGCGGCGAACTGCCCACGGTGGGCGAGTGGTGCGCGGCCTATTTGGAAACCCGCACCGACCTCGACGAGAACACCCAACAACGAATGCGCGGCCACCTGGCCCACATCGAGCACGGCATCGGGCACATCCGCCTGGATCAGCTCACCCCCGACCAGCTCGAGGCTTTCTACCGCAGCCTGCCCCACGCCAAAAGCACTGTGGTCAAGCTCCGACAGTTCCTGGGTTCGGCCTGGAAGCGGGCCCTGCGCCGATGGCCCGACGAGCTGCGCACCAACCCGGTGGCCCTATCCGAGCTGCCCCGGTTGCCCGAAAGCTCGCCGGGCCAGGCCATGACCCCCGAGCACGTAGCCCGGCTCCTGGAGGCCGCCCGCAGCCACCGGCTGTACGCCCTGGTGTACCTCACCCTGGCGCTGGGCCTGCGGCGCGGCGAGGCCCTGGGCCTCCAGTGGGCCGACATAGATTTAGTGGACGGCTGGGCGCACATTCGCCGGGCTATCGTGCCCAAACCCGGCAACGCGGGCAAGGTGGGGCCTACCAAAACGTCAGGTTCGGTGCGTGACGTGCCGCTCAACGCCGAGGCCAAGGCGGTGCTGCTGGAGCACCGCCGCTATATGCAGGCCGAGGGCCATGCAGCCCCCGAAGATTGGCTGTTCCCCAGCGCTGCCGGCACCCGAATCCTGCCCAACAACTACAACCGCCTTTTCGAGAGCTTGCAAATTCGAGCGGGGCTGTTCGAGACAGTGGAGCGGCTGGGGAAGGACGGCCAGCGGCGCAAAGTCAGAATCGGACTGTACCGGTTGCACGACCTGCGGGTGACGAGTGAGACCGAGCTAATCCGAGCCACTGGCAACCCCAAGCTGGTCGCCAACTTTCACGGCCAGCGCAGCGTGGTGACCGCCGTGAAGTTTTACCACAAACTCAACAAGCAAGATTTGGTGGATGCGGTCCAGAATCGATCGCTGGTTTCACCCCGTTTCACCAAAACCGAGGCTCGACCCTCTTCTCAGACCCCTTCCAGTTTTGGGGCAGATTCGGATGAAGAACCACGGGAACGCTGAAAGTCATCTAAGTGGGCTCTATGAATAGGGTCCGGTGTCGTCCTTACAAGGATAAAGTCGGGGGTTCAAGTCCCTCAGCGCCCACCACGGTTTTTGGCTGTTCGGTTTTCTTTTTGTTTCACTCTGTTTCACCGTTTCACCGCGACGCTCCGAGGAAGCCCCCGCCTTTAGGCGTGGGGTCATGACTCGAGCTTTCGCCGGAGTGCACCCCAATCGGTGGGGCGCCGTAAGGTTGCGCGGTATTTCACCCCCAAGGCGGCGATCCACTCAGCCCACAACAGGAACCCCAGCATCAACAGGTCGAGCGGGGTGAGCGGTGGCCCCGGCGGGGGGAACGTGGCCCGCATGAAGACCAGGACGTTACACAGCAGCACCCCGCCGAACCACCAGGCCACGTGGAAACGCCCCAGCTTGCGCGCGATCCGGATTGTCAGGGCCATCGAGATGATGGCGAAAAACTCGGCGTAGGCGAGGTAGATCGCGCTGTCCGAGCCGCCGATGGGGTAGCTCTGAACCCAGTCGAGCCACCGCTCCGGGCCGAGCACCCACACCCCGACCCACCACACGTACAGGTTATTCAAGGTTTCCATCATTCTTGTCACCCTCCTTCCGCTGGAACCTGAGCCGGATGTCACCGGACAACAGGCCGATGAAGATACCCCCCACCCACCCTACGGCAACCCCGGTGAGGATCACGAGGTTCGGGGTCACATCTATGTGGTCGGCCAGGTACGCGATGGTCCCCAAACTGCCCAGCCCGGCCAGCCCGGCCCGGGCCAGGATGCGCCACCAGGGCAACAGCCGCCCGTCGTCGGGGTCGAAAAGGCGCCCCAGCTGGGTGGCGAATCCGAGCGCGAAGCTGAGCACGTATTGAAGCGGCTCGAGGGTAGTCGTCGGGTCAGCCATCATCGCTCCCGCGTTCTCGAGGGCGTACGCCCAGGTCAAGCTTGGGCCTTCGCCACCAGCGCGGCGATCTGGGCCGGGGTGACGCTGGTGGTCCGGTACTTCGCCAGGGCGTTGCCTACGCCCTGGGCCACCCGCTGCTGCACCCGGCCCTCGACGACCGGGGCCTCGTAGTAGTCCCAGAGCCAGGCGTCGGGGTCGGATTTCTGCAGGGCCAGAATCCACCGCGCCTCGTGCAGTTCGGGCGTGGTGGGGTAGGGCCCCGGCCCGCCCTGCCCTGATTCCCCGCCGTAGAGCCCCTGGCCGGTTTTGTAGCGCGTGCCCCACACCGCCCGCACGTTGTCAGGAATCAAGTCGCGATCAGGCTCATGGTCGGGCAGGCGGCGGGTGAACCCCATCGAAAGGTCGAAGTGGCTAGGCAGGGTCAGGCTGTAAATCTCCCGTCCGTCGTGGCAGGTCATCCCAGCCTCGATCATCCCCACGATGAACGCTGCCGCCGCTCGGAAGTCGTTGCCGGTTTGCCCATCCATCGTCCGTCCGCCCAACCAGCCGGGGATAGCGTTCGCCCCGACTACCGTCGAGGGCGTCGCTTTGCTGCCAAAATAGGGGCCATGGAGGCTCAAAAACTCGGCCAGCCCCGAGGACAGCAGCGCGGCAGCAAACTCCCGCCCCCGCTGCCGTGCCGTCCCCGCGTCCGGGTTGACGGTCAGTGTGGCCGTGATCGGGGTGTAGGCGATTACCAGTCGTTTGGGCATAACTACCTCCAATCGCGGTGGCTCTCCCGAACCACCGCAACCTGTCTCCTATCGGCTAGAGCGGTCCTACGGCCAGCCTTCCAGCCCCCCCAGGTTGAGTTGGGATCCCGGATGGCGATTATTTATTGCCCCCTCAAGCGCGCGATGCTGTACCAGTAGCCGATATAGTCCATTGCAATCAGGTCGGTGGCGGTAGTGCCGCTGTTGGTGGCCACGACGCCAAACCCGGTTTCGCGCCCCGCCGTGCTAGGAATGTTGGTGGTCAGCGTTTGGCTGCCCAGCAGCGTGCCCGCGTCGTTATAGAGCGA